ACCAGTTGCATATGCAGCACCTTCAGAGGCAATGCCATACAGCGAGAAGGTGGAGCCGACTGCGAAGTTGTTAAGGCTTGCTAAATCAATTAAAATACTTGTAACTGCGCTAGTGCTTGGAGTTAAATTAACGTAAGCACCTACACGACCATCACTACTATCATTGCTATTGTAACGACTTAACATAGTTTTGTAAGTTGTAGTATTAGAATAATTCATTATATTTACAATTACAGTTGAACGATTAGTATTACCAATTACACCTACTGCTGCATCACCAGTACCACCGCTTACTCTTGACGATGATGCGCTTGTTCCATTACCTTGTAAACGAGTATAAGTTTGTACACTACCACCGCCATTTACTTTTACTTGAAAACCATTAGCAGCGCCAGCAGATGCAAGACCATCAAAGACTAAAAATAAATCCGTATAACTTTGTGAAATAGAACTAAATGTAACTGAAGAGGCAGCAGTGCCAAGCGTCTGAGTTGCCAGCGCTACGTAGGTATTGGTTGCCATTATTTAATCCCATACAGAGCGAAGGATGAGTATTGTTTAAGATTAGCAGTATCAAAATACAATTTTATAGAAGTTATTGCTGCGGTATTCATCCATAAACCAGAGTTTAAGTCTACTTCACCCGAACCGTTAAAATCGCCACCTGCCAAAATACGAGCAGTTTTATATTTATTTGTATTAGAATAGTCAAATATATCTAAAATACCTACTACTACTTGATTGGCAGTTAATCCTAAAACAGATGAGCCTGCTGTAAATTGATTAGTAGTAGACGCAGCAGCAGCAGCGGCAGATGCACCACCGCCATACAGCAAGTGCGTTGCATAATTGTTGCCAGTATCGCTATTAAATTGTCCTCTAATTCTGTATATAGCAGCAGTGCTGCTAGGTATTGCTACATATCTTATTTGTAAGTGCTTATAGCCACTAGGAATACCAGCAAACTCAATGCTTGCAACTGCAGTTGCTGGAACCGTGACAGTAGCCAAAGAGTCGTATGCACCTTCTGGTTGCCAAAGATTGGCAGACATTGCCGAGGCCATAATTCCTAGAATTGGCATTAAGATACCGCCGATTTCAGATAACGGACAATAACAATACCTTTAGCTCCGACTGAACCATCGGCGCTGTTAGTACCTGAAAACCTTGTTATAGTTGGAGTGCCGTATGTTCCACCGTCTGCAGTGTTACCGCCTCGATTGCCGCCACCAATTCCATATGTGGTTCCAAGGCTAAATATATTTACACCAGAGTTACCAGCAGTTCCAGGTGTAGTACCGCTACCGCCTGCTGCGCCTGGATAACCGCTAGTTCCATTACCACCTTGTGATCCAGTGCCACCAGTTCCTGTTGCCCCTGGAGGGCCATCTTTTGTACCGTATTGTCCATACGCGCCACCGCCGCAACCACCATTACCGCCGTTAACAGTAAATGTTGCTGCACCGGCGCCGCCGCCTGCTGCTGTTAAACCAAAACCAGTTGTTGAACTTCCAGCACCTGGTGCAATAGCTCCCGTGTATATTCCACGAGAACCACCGTCTCCAATAACGATAGAGTAACTTCCAGAAAGATTTTGTGCGTTAGCGTTTTGGTAGCCACCAGCACCACCAGGGCCTCCGTAAAATATTTGACCCCACCCAGTTCCGTCGCCAAAGTCAACATAAAGACTCGCACCACCGCCACCACCACCTGCGATCAGAGCATAGTCGGCTGATACGGTTCCATTGGTTACAGATAGTGTTCCATTGGCAGTAAAGGTTCGATAGAAATAAGTTGCATCAGAGCTGAGTGTGCCGCCGGTTACTACAGCAGTTGGAAATGCTTTTCCAAACATACCGTAACCATTGACAGAGGCTCCTGCCCTAGTTCCAAGAATAGGCATTGTGCTCCTTATGCGAATTTAGATTGAGATGCAATAACAGTATAAGTTGCTGAACCAGTCTTAATGATTGTGTATGTATAAACGTCAATAGCATTTGCGCTACCGTTTGATGGCGCTGAGCCATTCTGCCACTTAGGAGTAACGGATGATCCATCAATCTGCACTGCGCTATTGTAGTAAGCAGTAGAACCTTGTGTGACTAGGTGCGTTACTGTAATGGCATCGCCTGTAGCAAGTATTGAGTTAAGAGTAGTGCCTGAATTACCGCGAATGTTTAGAGTCCAGTTAGCGCTAGCATTGCTTGTAAAATATAGAACGCTCTGGGTAAGGGCGTCAAAGGCAACTGTGCCAGTTGCTGCTGTAGCAGCTATAGTGGTGCGTTCCTCTGGCGATATAAGAACGCTAGTGGAATTTGTACCACCAGTAATTGTTGGAGTAGCTATAGTTGCTGTATTAATTGTTGGACTTGTTAAAATCTTGTTAGTCAACGTATCGCTAGTTGCTTTACCTACTAAAGTATCGGTAGCAGCAGGCAGTGTCAGCGTTGTAGTACCAGCTACTGCAGTTGCTTGTACTGTGGTAGTACCAGAGGTAGATCCGCTGAATCCAAAAGATGCTACAGGTGAGGCATTATTACGGAAGAAGATTAAGTCAGATGATGTAAGCACGTGCTTGACAGATGCTCCAGCAGTGTGTGCTATGCCAGATACTCCAGGAGTTCCTGTTCCGGCTTGACCTCGACTGATGGTGAGCGTATCACCAGATACATTTGTTACAAAGACAATTTCTTCATTGACCGTATCTACATCTAGTGCAACTGTAAAGATATCTACGTTGCCTGCAGCAAGTGTGATGCCACCCATTAGCGCTGTAGCGGCACCAACTGATGGAAGAACTATAGTAGTAGCAGTAGTGTTAATACCACTGTTAAGCGTTGTCTCAACGCTAATACTTGAATACTGTCTAGTCATTTGTCTGCCTTACTTTGTGTAATGGATACGGATTGGGTACTTGTCTTGTAGTTTAAGTGCTTCTTCATTTAGTCTTTGTTGATACAGAGCAAAGATATAGCGAGATGAAGCAACGCCTGCTGTGCTTGGAATCTTGGTATCGTTTAGATCAGCTTCTGCTGAACTCAAGTTAATACGACCAGCATCTACATAAGAGAGTAACTTGTAGCAGGCTCCAAGGATTACTACTTCAACTGATGAGGCAGGTAAGCCTGTTACATCTGCATAGTCATCTGTTGGGTTATCCAAAGTATTAGGAGTAGTTGTGTAGTACACCTGTACTGTTCGTCCGGGTTGGATGTTCTCGTAAATATTTACTGTGTTTGTTGTATTAAAGGTTGCAATGTTTGCCATTGGGTCTGCACGACATATAGAGCACTGACTCAACATCATCAGGTAACGGATATGTTGTCTGACTTGCATTAAAGGTAAAGGTTACAGAGGCAACAGACCAGAGTTTAGGATAGAGGCTATTGATTACATCGTTGATAGCCTTCTTAATCATTACCTTTGGAAAGGTTGGAGTAAGAGTTACTTGGGCATACTGTGCGTGTGGTGAGGCATTGGTATTCTGGTAGCCTCGACCAAATCCTGGAGCTGCATTAAGTGTGTTGCTTGCTTGGCTAAAGTTATCAATCCAGATAAGTTCATCATCAATTTCAATGATGCCTTTGGCTAGGTTAGAACTTGAACCAATGGTCATAGCAGTAGCAGTAGATGTTATAGCACTATTTAGGTAGGTTATTCTATCTTGACGCAGGGTATAACCTGCTAAAGATGAGCGAACCTCATCTATCATATCGCTAAGTGTTGGCATTATTTCCTCTCATACCAGCCATCTCCCCATAGAGTCAGCAGTCTTGCAAAGTATTGTTCGTATTGTGGTGCAATAGCATCTAATGAATACAACGCTACCGCTCTCTTATGTATTGCTACTGGGTCTAAGTCCTTGACCCATTCTGTTGCTATTGCAAACTCCATTGCATTTCTGCAACGGTATCCAGTAACACCATTTGGGTTAGTCTCTGTGAAGGCTCCCCAGTCTGTAGTAATTGTCGGAGTACCGCAGGCTTGCGCCTCAATTACCACATTGCCAAAAGGTTCTATATAAAGCGTTGGAGCAAATAGGGCAATAGCACCGCCCATTAACTTTGCTCGCTCTTCTGGACCGACAGGTCCAACCCATTCACCATATTCAATCTTTGGGTTATTGCCGGGG